CCGGGGCGGTTCTAGTCGCTTCTAGGGGGCTTAGGACGCGTCTGCGGAGGCTCTGAGACGTTCCATGACCATGGCCTCGGGGACGAGTGTGGAGACGTCGCAGTAGTCGGCGATCTCGTCCTCCTCGGAGCAGCACAGGTCCAGGCCGAGGCCGAGGAGGCGGTTGATGATCTCGCAGACGTCTTCGATGGGGCCGGTGTGGGAGGAGACGGTCTCCTGGTTGATGATGAAGACGGTGGCGGCGGGTTTCTCCATCGACTGCCAGACGAGTCCTCGGGTCCCCATGAGGGTGGTGGGTGTGGCGGCGAGTGCGCTCATGGTCGGGTTCCTCTCTGTTGGTTCGGGTGCGTGTTGAGTTGTCGCTGCGAAGCCTACACGGCGCGCGGGACGGCGCGCAAGGCGCTGTAAGGCGTTCTGACGGCTTTTCAGGGGCACCTCAGTACCTAGTACTGGCACAGCCCTGTTAGACCGTCTACGGGGCTTACAGCGCGTCTCAGGGGGTGTTGGGCGTGCGGGGCGGCTTCCAGGTGGGCGTGTCGTGCCCATCGGGGGTGAGGGTGTGCTCCTCGGGGGAGAGGTCACCGAACGGCTCGGTGAGGGCGGGCCGATCCTCGCAACCGGCGTGCGTGTAGTGGATCACGCGGACGGGCTCGTGGGGCGTGACGCCGGACTGCACGGCCCAG